GATTGGTGCAAATAATAATGGTGGTGCAATTCAGTTTGCATCTACAAAACAGTGTAGATTTGCATCTATTGGTTTAGGCTTAACAGATACAGAAGCAAGTAATTTAAGCAGTAGAGTTAATACATTAATGGCTTACTTTGGTATTAATACTTACCCTGTTGTTTCAGATGCAGATGCGCAAGCTTATATAAATGCTAACGAGGCAATAACAAGTCAGTCAGATGCTAATGCAATAAATACATTCTTTACAGGATTAAAAACTGACGGAATTTATACTAAGATAAAAGCAATGTATCTTCCAATTTGGGGCAGTGCTGCATCTTCAAAATGGAATTTAATAAATAATAGAACTTTTGATTTAACTTTTACAACTGGGTGGACTTTTTCAAGTGGAGGTGCTTTGCCAAATGGAACAAGTGCATATGCTAATACCTTTTTAACTCCATCTTCACATTTATCGTTAAATTCTGCACATTTATCTTTTTATTCACGCACTAATTCAACAGGAAATTTTGCTGACATGGGGGTTGCTAATAATAGTACAAATTTATCAGCAATACTAATAATGTCTAAATGGAGCGATAATAAATTTTATGGTCAAGTTAATGATTATGATTTTACTGATAACAGTGTTGCTGATAGTTTAGGTTTTTTCTGTGGTTCAAGAACAGCAAGTAATGTGCAAAAAACATTTAAAAATGCAACTATTGTAACAAGTAAATCAGCAGCATCAACCGTATTAGTGGGTTATCAAATCCCAATTGGAGCAAGATATATTCAAAATGTATCTGGTAGTCCAGGTTACACAAGTTATTCAAATCGACAATGTTCTTTCGCATCAATTGGTGATGGATTAACAGATGCAGAAGCAAGTAATTTTTACACAAGAGTAAATACATTAATGACTTATTTTGGAATAAACGTTTAATAAATAAATTATGGAAGGCAGAATAGTAACAAACGAACAGGCAGAACAATTACAGGGAGTGTTTATTGATGCCGACACATTTTTTAATTTCGTTCAAGATATAAACGGAGTATATTTTTTATTTTTAAGTGAACAAGACGAAGCGGATATTGCACAAACAGAATACGCATCTTTATTGCAAATACCTTTAAGTCCTTACACACCACCACCAACACCACCAATAGATTATTAATTATGAAAGAATTTATTGAGCAGTTAGGAATAAATATAGCAATATCAATTGCTGGATTATTTGGCTCGTTATTAATGATAGGAAAAAACGCTGCTCAAACTTGGAAGACAACTATATTTTCTATGCTTTCAGGCGTAGCTTGCGCCAACTATATAACTCCTATAATTTTAGATATGACAAGAATGGATGTTAAGTATCAGGTATCTGTTGGTTTTGTATTAGGCTTTTTAGGGTTACGCTCTGTTGAAATGGTAAGTAAAAAATTAATTAAAGAAGAAAAAAATGGAAACAAATCAAGTAATAAATCTGATAGCTAATATACTTTTAACAATAGGTATTACATTATTTATGGTGTTTATTTATGGTCGTTCTACTATGATTGACAAACTTCCTTTTTTAGAAAGAATAATAATAAAAATTGCATTAGCTATGAGTGCTTGTGGAGCCTTTTTTAATGTTCTAACAATTACAGCATCTCATAATTCGGAGATACTTTTTAATTCAGGATTAGCTGTTGTGTTTATTTGGGCAGCATGGTTCCATTTTAAGTATTTTGTTAAAAAGTAAAATAATATTAAAAGATAAAATAAATTAAATTTGAAAAAAATGGAAATGGATCAGACAATATACAGATTGTTACTTTGGGCGATACCTATTTTGCTTGGAATATTGGGATTTATAGGTTCTTTAGCGGTAAAAGCATTAATGAAATTATCTGAAGATGTTAACGAGATTAAACTTGATATTAGAGAAGTTGCTGTTAAACATGAAGATTTAGAAGACAGAATTGTTAGAATAGAAAACAAGGTTTTTACATGAAATTAACTCAAACTACTTTTTCTGCAAATCAATATATCGCGGAAGAGCATCCAAAAAAACAAATTTATTTACATCATACGGCAGGGTCAGCAGACCCTTTTGCAGTTTTTAAGATGTGGGAAAATAATCCAGAAAAGATTGCGACTTGCGTAACTGTTGGCGGTAAGCCAACTAAAACAGCAAAGTGGATTGACGGCGAAGTAGTTCAAGGATTTAGTAGTAAACATTGGGCATATCATTTAGGGTTAAAAGAATCTACATTCCAAAAATTCAAATTACCTTACAAATCATTAGATAAAATATCGTTAGGGATTGAAGTTTGTAACTTTGGCGGATTGACTTATAAAGAAGGAAAGTATTATACTTACGTTAATTCTGTGATACCGCAAGAAGATGTTATAACGCTACCAAAAGAATACAAAGGCTATAAGTATGTTCACGCTTATACCGATGCTCAAATACAAGCAATAAAAGAATTGTTGTTGTTATGGAAAGAAAAATATAATATTCCATTAACTTATAACGAAGATATTTGGGACGTTACCGCAAGGGCGTTAAAAGGCGATGCTGGAGTTTATACTCATAATTCTGTACGTTACGATAAAATTGACGTAACTCCGCAGCCTAAACTAATAGAAATGCTTAAATCGCTATGAAAGAATTATACGCTAAACTTATAGGTTCTTTTGATACTGTAACTAAAAATTCTTTTTCTGCAAGAAAATTAACAGCGTTTACCATTGTAATAATGGTTGTTGTAGCTCATGTTATTTGGATTAAGAATAGTCATTTAAAATCAGATTTTAGTTTGTTACCCGAAATACTACTTATTGATTACGGAATGATTTCGGTATGCTTAGGATTAACAACGTTTGAAAATATAAAACTGAAAAATGAAAAAAAATCTACTGATAATAATACTGCTACTAACACTCCTTAATGGTTGTGTGTCCGAAAAGAAAAGACAGCAAATTTGCCAAAAGTGTCCCGTTAAAATAGAAAAAGAAGTACACGATTCTATTATTGAAAAATTAAGAGATACTACAATTTACATTACCCAACAAGGACCAACACAATTTTTAGAAAATCCATGTAAAAATCTTTGCGATAGTTTAGGAAATTTAAAGCCTGTAAAAATAGAAACTAAAAAGAATGGCATTAAATCAACTATTAAATCACAAGGCAACTCTTTAATCTTTGAGTGCGAAACAGACAGCTTAAAAGCCGTTATAAATGGCTTAAAAGAAACTATAAGAATCACTAAGGAAAAGGAAGTTAAAGAGGTTCCTGTTTGTCATTTAGATCACAAAACAAAATTTGATGGTTTTACTTTTTGGTGGTTTTGGATTACGGCTTGCGCTATTGCAATTAAGTTTGTAGTAAATAAAATTCAAAGTAAAATATAAAATAATTATACTGACTATCAGTTAATTACAAAATAATGTTTTTAAATTTGTAACTTTATACAAATATTTGCGTTAAACATTATAAAAACTATCAAACATGAAAACAACAATCAAAAATCAAGACTACTTTAATGGGTTAATTCAAGGCGTTGTCGCTATGTATAAATTAGGCGAATGTATAAGTGACGACTTAAATCTTGAGTGGAGAATCGAATTTGTAGACAGTAAAAAAGCAAATGTTTATTGCGATTATTCATCTTATTCTTGTTATGTATTAGCAAATCCCGGTGATGAGGATTTTGCGCCAGAGTACGAACATATTAATGTTAGAGATACAATGGTTACTCAAATAGATAACATTGAAGATGTTGATCATATAATAGACAGAATTACAATAGGAATATTAGCAGAATTACCAAACGTTTAAAAATTAATAATTATGAATATTTTATTTGAATTTTACGGACAAACAGTTACAGTTGATTGTTATGTTGATAATTATAATCAAGTTGATTATGAGTATGAAGAAACTTTATTTACTGACGAGCAAGTAATCGAAATAGATAAAAAGTTGAATAGTTTAAATTCTGAAATAAGAGAAACTATTAAAAAGCGTAATATGTTAGGGATTGATTGTTAATAAATAACAATTCAATAAGTATTGAAAATTCTTTATATTTGTTTCCATGACTGGAAACGAAATTACATATTCAATCATTAATATACTAACAAGATTTGGTTTCACAGACGACAGCAGGTTGGATGCCGATCAGATTGCTTTTTTTCGTGACAATGTACGTTCACAATTAATTCACGCAGAATATAATCAGACAAAGGTTGTAGACAATTCTTGGATGCAAGATTTAGGTTTCGTGAGTACAACTCCTGTTAATTTTAATGACGACAGTAGCATTCCTTTTTGCGAATGTATTGTTTCAAAAGTTACATTACCCGATAACATTAGTTTATACAATCCTCAATCATCTTCTGATTCAGGGCTTAAATTAATTTCATCGTGCGGAACAAGACAATTTTACTATTACCCAATAGAGCTATTAGCTCAAATACCAAAAGAACACGTTAGAAACAAGTTCTACTATTATTATAAGATTGGCAACGCTTATTACATCAATAAGCAAATGGACAAAGTAAGAGCTATAATGGTTCTTAATCGTCCTAAAGATACTTCTGTTATAAATACAGAATTTGTATCTTCAGGTAATTTAGTAGTTGGCACAAGCTATACGGTTTACGAAGCGCAGGTTGTTCATAACAGTTTAGGTTATAATCCCGGACAAACATTCACTGCTGTAAATGCAAATTATACAGGATTAGGGAAAGTTAAAACAACAAGTAGAACATCTGCATACACAGAAGATAGTCCATATCCTGTTCAAGGAGATATGGCAAGACAAATAATTTTAGAAGTATTGTCAAAAGAATTTGGAATTGAAGAAACGAAAATTGTAGACGTTAAGAATAATTCGGAGGACGATGAGCAAGAACGTAAAAAAGCAGTTACTCCTTAACAGAAAGTCTGCCAATAGAGGCAGGAAAATGATAAGGAAAGTAACGAAAAAAAGCGTAAAGCGTTCTGAAGTATATAAGGTTTGGGAATCATATTTAGATTTGTTCTATGAAAATTTGTTGACGGGTAAAGAGGTAAAAGGAATGGCTAACGTAGGAACTTTTGTTGTAGAAAAAAGCAAAGTTTCTGAATCTACTAAAAAGTTAAGAGCAAAAGGATTAGTTGCTAAAAAAGGAAAATTAATGCCTTTAAAAGTATTGAATCTTAACAATTTAGATTATGCCTTTAAGGTTAATTACTATAAAGGAAAATCAATAGTAGACGGAGTTAAGTTTTACCCTTGTCAGAAATTAAGGAAAAAAATATTTGAAACAGTAAGTAAAGGAAAAGATTTTAGAGAATGTCAATTAACAGATTAATATCAATAAGGAATCCAATTATAGACGCTATGGATATGGTTGGCGCAGACAGGTCTGTTGATATGCCTGTATTTACCAATTGGGCGGTACAGGCAGAAAAAGAAATAGCTAGTAGATTTGCAATGGTAGTTAGTAAAAAAGTATTAACTATTCATGGATGCGCTGCTGAATTACCATGCTGTGCGGTAATATTGCAAAGAGCAATTATGGGAGATCATGGTTGTGATTGTGATAGTTTGTTTAGCACTTGTTTTCAAGGAGCTGGTAATTATTTCATCAACAATACAAATCAATATAGTTCGGGATTTTTAATAGTGGATTACGACCCTAATTCTGTAAACTACTTTAATGGATTTATTGACTATCAAGTTCAAAACAATCAGTTGCTTTTTAGAAGAAACTTAGATGGAAAAAAAGTAACCATTGAATATGTAGGTTATCAAGAAGACGAGAACGGATTCATAATGATTTCAGAAAATCATACAAGAGCGATTACAGAATTTATTTTGTGGAAGTACGGCGTAAGAAGTGAGTATTCTGCAAGACCATTATCTCCTGCGATGACAATAGAGCATAAAAGGGAATGGTTTAGATTATGCAAACACTCAAGAGCTCAAGACAACATATTGACTGAATCAGACAGAGAAGAAATAGCACAAGTTATAAATAATCCTTACAAAGGAAGAGGATTGTGGGTAGGAATGTATCCAACAGGTTATAGTTATTACTAATGGAAATTACAAATACGTTTGAAGGTGGTTTAACCAAAGATAGCAATATATTATTGCAACCTAGAGGAACTTACAGGGACATGAATAATGGAATGTTGGTTTCTTATGATGGCAATGATTATGTTATTGAGTTACCAAAAGGCACAAAAGTAACGTTTACTATTCCGCCGATATATAATGCAGTCTATACTTCTAAACAAGCATTACCTTCTGTAATAGGATATATATCATTTATTGATACGCTAGTAGTATTTTCTACAAACGTAGACAGTGGTGGTTATGGCGAAATAGGTCAAGTAACATTTGATAAAGACGGAATTGGGACTTACGTTCCTTTGTACGGTTATGCAGAATTAAATTTTGGCAGAGAAAATCAAATAACAGGATTTACGTTTGAAGAAAACGACAGAATAAAAAGGGTTTATTGGACTGATAATTATAATCAACCGAGAGTATTAAACGTTAAAGACCCTGCTTTTATTGAAGTAAATTCGGGCGATTTAGATAACGGAGAACAATACATGGTTGTTGGTGGCGCTATTAGCTATAATGATGGTTCAGGTTTAAAAAATTATGGACCGGGATTAACAGATACAAACATATTTACAGCAGGAGCAACAACTACTTATACTGTTATTGATGGTAGTCCAAAAGTTTATCAATACATAGATTATAAAGCTTTAAGTTGGTACCCTGACAGAATAAATCCTGAAATAGATTTTAATAAATATGTACCGGGAACTCTTTATGGAGGTTCTAAATCTTATTTTGTAAGATTAAGTATAGAAAGTCAAGGACTTAAAACATCATGGAGTTACGGTTCGTTTCCTATAAATGTTTATAGCATCAATTCTTTTGGTAGCTATAACTTAGTTCAAGGGACTGGCGCAGGAGGTGTATTAACGGCTACTACGGTAGGTGTAGAATTAAAAATTTCAGGATTAGACACGTCTTATTTTGACACTATTGAAGTTGCTGTTGCTGAATACGATCAAGCATATAACGTTTTAAGGTCAGCTAATATATTTGCTACTGAAAAAATAACAAGCGACACGATGTATATTCAACATATCCGAGAGGGTGGTACTGAATTATCGTTAAATGAATTGACATTATTTCCTGCAAGTATATTAAGAGCAAAAGATATTACTACTAATAAAAACTTTAATGTAATTGGAAACATTACTGAAAGAGGAGAGTTGGAAAAGTTTGATAAAGCATCTGTAACAATAAACGATTTAAGCTATTTAGTTCCTGCTGATTATTGGTGGGATGTTACTGTTGCGCCTCCAACTTCTCCTATGAACGCAGGTTTACCTGCGCAACCTTCTACTGGAGTAGCGTCAGGTCTTCTTTTTATTGATGGTCACTATTTAGTTACGGGAGGCGTAGTGAATTATGGCGGTACAAATTATGGCGATTCACAGCCTCAAAACACTTTTCAAACAACAACCGCGTTAGGTGTAGCTTATACTATTGTTTCAGGAACTCCATCAGTAAGGGCTTGTATAAGAACTAAAAGATATAAAACGTTTGCGGGTGTTGACAAATGGAAATCCATACCCTTAAACGATGATTATTTTGATTATCGGGGAATGGCATCTACTCAAT